CCCAGAAGAATGCGGGTAAGGCACGTATTATCCAAAACCTCGGTCCTGCTGTAAACTTAGAGTTGCAGAGGATCTACAAACCTGTAAAGGAAGAAGTATTCGCGCGGTGCACCTGGTTCAGTCCAGGAAAGAAACCTAAAGAAATAGCTCTCCAAGTACATGGTATTGTGACACGGGGTAAAGGGGTAAGTGAAGGAGATTTCGAAGCTATGGATTCCGGTTACACGGAGATGGCTAGAAAGATAGCAGTAGACATCGTGAAGGCATTCCTTCGTGATGAGAAGACGTATGTGGCTGCAGCGGAAACGTTGCGTGCTGCAACCAATAACAGGGATGGGTTTCATTTTGTTGTAGAAGAAATGACCTGTTCTGGACATCCACACACCACCCTCGAAAACACTATTATATGTGCTTTTATCTCTTATGTAGCTTTGAGAAAGAAGTATCCAACCCGGTCAGCCGCATTTGCGTATTCCAGGTTAGGACAATATAGTGGGGACGACTCAATGAATGAGTGGCTCCCGGGGTTGGCAAAAACAGCGGCTGAATTTGGGTTTATCCTCAAATCAGAGGACCATTCTAATATAGATATTATCGAACACAGGAAATTCCCAACATATCTCGGAAGAGTTTATGTTGATGTGGGACGATCTCTGTCAAGCATACAAGATTTGAGTAGGACACTACCTAGATATTTTGTTTGTTTTGGACAGGGAAATCGTGCTCAGAGGGCTGTCAATAAGGCAACCGGACTCCTTGCCGATAATAAGAAAACCCCCATTTTAGGGGATGTATGTCGAAAAACGCTTGATTCGTATCCTTCAAAGGGATACAGACCTGAACTGTCGGAGAATTGGTGGAAATATTATGAAAACAGTGGAGAAACTGGAGTTGGAGGAGGTTATCCGCAAGGTGACGATGAATCCAGTTTCTATGAATTAGCAGCAGCATCGCGGTTGAGCTGTTCGGTGAATACTCTTTACCAAGCAGTCGATCGTGTAAAATGTTGGAAGCATATCGATGACTTCGATACACTCTTTGGTCTTGCGGCCGAAGGTATGAGCAAAGTACGTGAAACATTACAAATGGATAAGGTACCGAGCAATATTACTGTTGTATACAGGGACATGCCCTGGGCTGGCAGCCGCGTACCGATTTCAACGTCGGTGCGTTTATACATGGAACGCGCAAAGAAATATGCAACATCTTTTAAGCTACCAGACAGTTTGATTAAGAACTAGGCGATTAAATTGGC